CAATCATAAAAGGGTATATCGGTTTGAAAAATTTCAAATTTCAAAATACATTGTAATAATCAAAGTTTTTCATTGTGGCCATTCAAAACAAATTACAGAAAATAGCATATTTCAAAATGAGTTTTTGACGAATTTATGACGGAAATAAAAAAGAGGGGTACCGCTATGGTACCCCTTTTTACTATTAATCTAATTCAACAAGGCGTTTCAATTCGCCGTTTACAAACCACATTTCACAACGTACGTTGTTATGATCTGTGAGTGTTGCCGTATATAAGCCGTCTTGCTTTGGCACAATATCTTCCGCAAATTCGTGTTTTTTACCTTCAAATGTAAATGTTTTCATATAGTTTACTCCTTTTAAATAAAAACGGTGTGCCGTGAACCGCACGGCGCGGAGATAATTGGATCACCTACCATTTCGCAAATGTATATAAGGCACTGGCCCCTTTGAAATGCTTACCTTCAAAATGTGCTAAACTTTGAAAGTTGCCAGCTTGATAACCGATTGTTTCGTATACCTTCCCTGTCTCCATTACAGTAACGCCGCCCATAATACGATGTACTTTATTTAGATTGATTTTATATACATCAATCTTTTGTTCATCGGTATTTTCAACAACTGCGGTTCTATCGCTTTTTTCAATAGCTTCCGGTGGAATATTCGGAGATTTATCCTTAATAGCGTTTTTCGTAACTACTGCCGCATCATGTAGTGTTGACGCTTGCGTGTAATATGTTACTACAGGTTGTGCCGTTTCCCTATATGCAATAACTTCCTTCGCTACTTTTGGCGATACGTTTAACGCTTCCCCTAATTTAACCGGATTCTTAGCCGTTGTCTGATTGATAATAACCGGTTCTTGTAGCTTCTTAGTATGCATCACATTATAGGCAAACAGGCCAGCCACTACCACCAGTAGCATAAACAATGCCACGGTGATAACGGGTGCGTATCGCCTTAATAGTTGAATGATAGTATCCATAATTACCCCCTAAATAGGCCAATCCAATACTAAATCCGCATCAAATTCTTTGCCTTCAATATTTTCGGTAAATGTATATTGCCATAGATTGGCGCCGTCATAATCACATTGGCTATTTAATTGTGCGCACCAGATAGCGCAACCGCCTAACTGGCTAACATCTAATACATTCACTAGCCAATCATAACTAGCGTATAGACCTGTATTAACGTACCCAGCTTGCCATAACTTATTGATAAACACGCTACAGATATTCGTTAATTGTTGGCCCGTTGGCATGCCACGATCTGCCTTGTAATCGTCCGCGTCTTCCATATCAAACCAGATACCCATAGGCAACTTATCCACAGTCAATCCGGCATCATTGAGCGTGTTTATTACGAATTCCGCTTCACTCGCTGCGTGTTCTTCATTCATGGCATAGGAATAGTGGTATACACCAATAGCTAAACCGGCATTAATAGCACCGTTGATATTGTTATAGAATTCACTATCTAAATTACCTCTGCCATAACCGATGCGGATAATAGCGAAGTCAAAGCCATTAGCCTTGACCGCTCCCCAATCCACTACGCCGTTATTTTCGCTTACATCAATACCCCTCATATTTCACCTCATAATTTAACCTTATTTTCAATTTTGGTTCTAATTAAATCTAAAAACTTCCCCATAGATACGTTGCCGCCGTCTCTTAGGTTTTCAAGAATAGATAAAAATTCGGACGAGCCTAGATATAGCCATACCAGCGATACGGCGAATTGTCTTTGACCGCTCATTTCATCAAATAAAATAGCGGCTATTGTAGCCGCTACATATGTCATTACCTTACCTATAAACCCTTTTCGCATATATTTAGATGCTATGAGTTGTTTTTCAAATGCTATTGGTATGGCCCGGTATTTTTCCCACGTGGCGATTTTCTCCGGATCATATCCGAATTCATCAACTAACATTTTGTAAGCGATGCTTGCCCACTTTGTGAGCAAGTCTACGAATACCAATAAAATAAACACGCCCAATATTTGAACGTGTTTTAAACCAATCACCCATATAGCCAACGCAGCAACGCTGCTCAATATTGTTTTTAAGATAAAGCTACTTGTAAGAGAATTCCAACTATCAATCAAGAAATCTAACACTATTTGCATTATTACTCCTTTATAATCCCTAAGCCATATACCCCTCTTGCTACATTGGCTTTTTGAATATTTAGTTTGTCTAACTTTTCCCTCTTTGCATCGCTAGACATGGTTTCACTATCAATAATTTTCTTCGATGCTTTATTAATAGCCTTAAATGAATTTTGTGCATTTTTCAGTTTATTGTATAACTTAGGGTCATAGCCTTCCGGTCTCTGCCCTGTAAGTT